CTTCTTCATAAATCTTCGTCCGGTTCTCATGGGAAAATATCGCTGGCGATATTGTGCTGCATTCTTACAGACAACATCTGAGGGAATTTATACAGCCGCACATTCAACATGGAGTTCATGCACTTGGGATCGGCGAAGTGATTGATCTGGTAAAGAAGCTCGGCGAGATTCAACTGACACTTCTCATTCTCCACCTGTAAAATATAACGGGAGAAGCAATCGTATCCCCACTCCTTGATGTCGGCTTGAAGTTTCTTGGAGCTACCCCAATACTTTTTCCAGTCCGATACCGTCCTCACCTTCTTGCCCGACCGCTTACCCGCCTTCCAGAAGAGCTTTTTGCCAATATAATACTCTTCGGTGGAGTGATTCACGATCACATAGACGAATCCTTCGGCCTCTGGACGCATAACGCACTCCCATTGCCACTCAGGAATGCCCTTTCCGGCGTCAAGGATGGCCCTAGAAGCCTTCGCAACGGGTTTGAAGTGGTATTTACTGGTCTTATCCATAAAAATCGTTTGTAGGGGCTTCTATCTTTTGGTTTTGGAATACATCCTGTGGAGTATTTGCTCCACACGGGCTTTACAAAACTCGCACTTGTGGATCACCACAATGTTTTTGCAGTATGGGCAATGTGTCTTGATTGCTTTCATGGTTATTATTAAATCACAAATGGTAACTTTTGTCAAGTCTAGGTATTTGGGCCTGATACATCCTTAAATCTGCAATACTGACCTTCCATTTCCACCCTCATCATGTACCCACGCTCCGCATCTCTCCACTTGGAACAGATGGCGCGGTCGGTGATAATCATGGGGCTGTCATTCTTAGGATGCTTCTCTTGCCTCACCACCAGCTTAATGATGTTGTCGAAGTCATACTCCGGCTCCCGTGAGTTTCTGATATTGCCTTCCTCACTCTCCGAACATAGAACGACCGTATGGAGACCGTATTCAACTGTAAGTCCTTTGATTACCTTCGCCACATCCCCAATATCCTGATCGGTGCGTTGCTCCTTCTTTCCATCAGCGGTGATGAGTTGAAGGTAGTCGATCAAAAGGAACTGGACACCTCTCTGCTTTACTTCTCGCCGGATTATCGCCTCGACCATACTTGCCTTGAAGTTGCACCTCTTACGGTCGTAAACATAAAGCGGCATTTTCGAGATTCGGTCGATGGTGTTCGACATCCTTTGAAGCTGTCCTTTGTCAAACTGTCCGTTCCTGATTGCTTTGAAGGGGATTTCACCCACCTCCGCTACCAGCCTGTTCATCCATTGCTGGTAGGGCATCTCCCCCGTGAGGACGAGGCTCGGCATGGTGTACTCAAAGAGACAATGTTTTAGCCATTGCTTACCCCAGATAGACTTACCGGAGCTGGGGCGTCCGGTGATCGCCGTCACCTCACCGCAAAGCGTACCTCCCGCCTTCTCATTGATCGTATGGAATGGTGTTGTGCGAAGATTCTTGTTCACTCCTCCCTTGGTGATGGCCTCCAGAGTATCCACATAGCCCATCAGGAGTTCCTGATCCAAGTCGGACGGATTTCCCGACTGTAAAAAGGAAATACTGGCCGCTATTTCCTCACTCAGCTCCTTGGTGGCGTTAATCAAGGCGGCGGTAAGGTTCGCTTGCTCATCCCAGAGCTTGAGCTGGGTCTTTTGGCAGTACAAAATCAACTGACGAAGGAGCTTCTTCTCCCGAACAATGGAGATGTACTCCCGAAAGTTCAAATGGGTGTTCAAGAAGGTGGCGATCTCCGTGATCTTCACCACTCCTCCCACATCATCCAGTAAATTGAAGTCCCTGAGACGCTGAGTTAGGGTAATCAGGTCGATCTTTCGCTCCTCCTGCCACATATCGAGAATCACCTCGAAGATTTGCGCCAGTATCGGGTCGAAGAAGCAATCCTTACTCACCCTCTCACTCACTTCCTGCATCACCGCCTGAGAATTAAGCAGGATGGATGAGAGAACGCCCATTTCCGCATCAAGGGACTTGGGCAGTTCCCTCAATGGTTCTGGTAGGAGTGCGCCTTTCTTGTAGGCTTCCTCGTCGGAGAGTTGTTTTCTTTGTTTTGGTTTCATAGTATCGCCAGCGATATTTTTATTGGGTGAGTAGCTTTGCCATCAGGTCGTACTCGGAGAGGTCTTTTGACTTGGAGGGGCCACGATTGCATTTATCAACCTCATCCGCTAGATGACTAAGGAATGTGTTGACGGTCTTCCTTGTGTAATACCCCTGCTCCCCATCGTGAGAGTAGTATTCTTCTATTGCGTCGAAGTCCGATAGATCAAAGTCCTTATGAAGGGTTAGAAGTCTCTCGTCCTCCTTGCTCCATACCGTTGTCGGCTTTCTACCAAAGAGTTTGCAAATGCGATACCGTAATAACTCCTTGTTTGAAACCTTCGCCTTCGGCTTAGGTGTCGGGGTTGTGGAATGGATTGATTCGTCGGGATTTAATTCAAAATCGGTAATATTACTATTCTGTATCTCTCTACTTTCTACACTAGTATCTATACTACTATCTATATCACACCTGTGGGTGTAGTCAGGATACACCTGTGGGTGTATTGTCGTTACACCTGTGGGTGTATTGATCACACCTGTGGGTGTATCTGGATGAACGGCAACCAACATTCTCAACCTGTCCCTGCTTGGGAGCTGCCTAACAAATCCAGCCTTCTTTAGGTCGGAAATCATATTGTTTATTGATCCAGCGGTTGAACGCATCGCCTTTGCCAAAAAATCGTTGGAAGCAAAACAGGCATGGTACTTCTCGTTACGCTGCAATGATTCAATCTCCCCCCAAAGGCACTTGCACATCCATGATAAATCCGAGTCCCAAATCTGGGCTGGTATGAATACCCCCACGAAACCCCTTTTAGGTATATTCTCGGCAGCTTTAACCACTTCATATATTGGGCTGTCTTGCCTAACTGTAATCTGTTCCATAATAGTCAAAAAAATCCGCCTGCCAGATGGAGAAGGAAAGGCCCAAGAACACAAGGCACACCACCTGACAGACGGATCAAAATTTTTAGACTGCTCTGTTTTTATCGTTTCCTACGACGATGCAACTACTATACCACAAAGTTTCCGTATGTCAACTATTCCGTAACGACTGGACGAGTCCCGCCACAATAATGTTGATCTCATCATCATCCGCATTATCCAAACAAACCTCATGTAAGTGAGTTCCCTTCATGCCAAGAATAATCGCTTTTTGATTCCCCTCATCCACTCGTATCTGGATTGTAAAGTCACGGGTACAATGAATGGTGTATTTGTGGGCATCATCGCCTTCCTCTTCTGAATCCGTTACCTCAAAGGTAATGAGTCTTTCAGAGTTAATGGCGTGACGCTGTACGACAGGAAACACGGCAGTAGCCAGTTCCTTAATAAGTGGTGATATGTTCTCCATAGACATACAATACTAACAGGAACTTAGCCCTCTGTCAAATTAGTGGTTGACAACAGGTAACTATTATGTAGTATGGGTTAATGCAAGCCATCCTAGGATACGACCATGACCAAAAACTACAAATCTTCATCAACCCCCTCGGACACCACAATATCTTTGGAGATAGATGCAAAAGGGGGAGGGATTTCCCAAAAGCCTACTATGACTTCCTTGAAACCGGAGAGAATCCAATCGTGGCACTCCGAGCTATCCAAACCTATCTTGACGAAACTTCTCCGGGAGCGTTACTCAAACGGCCTGCAACTTCTAAACCTCAAGTTCGGGGCGATAAGCCAAGTCGCCTACCAGCCGCCAAGAAAAAAAAGTGAGCTGGCTATCATCACCTCCGATCTAGGAGAATTTATCGTCTCAGTATCGCCAGCGATACCGCAAGTAGAATACATTGAATGCCCCAATGGAAAAACCTATGTCACCTTCTGGAAAACTCCTTATATTGGAATCATCCTCAAAGAACTTGACTCAGAGGACTCCATTCTGGAAACCATTGAACTCTACCAGCGTGCGATGCTTATCGAACTCTCTCCTGAGACCGTGGAAGAAATCAAAATCCCCACAGCAGGAAAAGGCATCAATAGCTCAATCAAGAAACTAGCAAGTGAAGCGTACTTCCTTAAAAAGAAAATCTTGGCTTCGGAAGTCATGGATTGCGCCGTCCGAGTCAAGCAAAACATCTACAGAGCCGCAAGGGTTCACCAAGATGTCCTTCCCGCAATCTTCTCTGCGGCGAGGAGGCAAGTTGAAGTCAGTCTCAAAAAAGATGGCGTCGAAAAACGGACAATACGCAAAACTGCGAGACCAGTTCATGCTGGATCATGCAAGTTGCCGAGTATGCGGAAGAAGCGCAACGGAGTGCCATCATTCCAAGGGAAGAAACAGGTTTCTTCTGGACACAACAACATGGATCGCCCTATGTGCAAACTGCCACCGAAGAGTCCACGACAACCCGAAGTGGGCAAGAGAAAATAACCTGCTTTTTTATGGAAGAGACGCAAAGTGATTCTGGATTTACATGGGCCGACATTGAAATCCCAAGCCATGTACTAATGATTGAGAAAAATGTGAAGGGAGTCACCAACAACCCTCCAATCCAAGCGGAGGTTATATCGTCCACAATCAACAGGGACTTCCTCTGTTTCCGGTTCGCCAACGATCCCATTAAAAGCAAATGGAGACCCGCTCACCTTTATCAACTTTTGGAGGTAATAGTGCCTCCTATTAACCCAACAACCAAAGAAGCATGAAAGCATCATTAGAAGGAATCGAAAAGGGCCGAGTCAAAGAAGGCCATCTCGCATCAGCAGAGGGAGACAATCACGGACTATTCCTCATCCAAGAAAAAGACGAGGCCACCGGAGCAATCGTCATGGTCACTCGCCTGATCTTCGACAGTGGAGATGTGACGGGGTGGGAACACCTCATCATAGCCACTCAGGTAGCGTCACCGGAAGGCCCAAAACAAGTGATGCAGTTACCCAAGTTCATAAACGAATGCAAAAACCTGTTCTGGGACGACCATGAAACCGTGGTTCAATTCTGTAACGATGAGCTTCCACTTGGAAAAAACAATGTGACCCACCTCTGGAAGTCCAAGCGTCAAGACTACGCATTGCCTCCAGTGGCTCTGCACACCCCGCCGCAAATCCCCGCAGACTGGCCGGACTGCCTAAAGAGACTGGCTGCAATTCAGCAAGGAGGGGGGATTGTCGCTGCCATCGACACGGAAGGAGTGTACACGAAAGAAATGGCTATCGAGGCTGGTGTGGACGAATCCCAGCTCCTTGTCAGGATGGCAAAAGACAACAACGATGCGGGAATGGTCTTCGACTGCTTCATTAAATCAGGATGTGTCGCCGCCGTTGTCACAAACGGCTTCCTTCAAGTCCTGATCGCCCCAAAGCTCGTCCAGAAAGCCCCACAAAAGCCCGACAACATCGTCACGGGAGATTTTACCTCCGAGGCAGAAAAACCAGCTACAGAGGCATCCTTGCCCTCGGAAACAGCATCTCAGCAGGAGACCACGGATCAAACTCCTGCTTAATCCACGATCCATAACCAAACACACCAATGAAAGAACTAATCGCGGAGGCAAAAGCACTCCTTGAAAAAGCCGAAGTCACAGCCGAAGAACTTGGAGACAAGTTGCAGGAAATCGTCACCCATCACGAAAAAACCAACCCACCAGCCGAAGTCGAAACCAAACCACAAGCTGAGGCGACTGATGCTAAAGAGGGTCAAGATGCGGCTGAAGAGCCTCAAGCAGGTGTAGATACCCCGTAATCTCCACAAACCAGAGTCCCATCCCTATTAACTTAGGGGTGGGATTTTTTGTTTATATCGCCAGCGATACTGGTCAAAATCCATCTTCATCCACCGAGGATGCTTGATAAGTCCCGAACTCTTCCATCGACCCAGTGGGAACTAATTCTTCATCCTCCTCTTCTGAAACATTGAGTCCGGTATCTGGCATGATCTCCACACCGATACGCTCTGCCATTCCCCACATACCGACAAAGCTATCCGCTTTATCCGGCGACTTACCCAACCGAGACTTCATTATCTTCTTAGTCTCAATCGCCATCTTCTTACCCTTCATCTCATACTGCCTAGAGCAAAGCTCGTCAGTCAAAGAACGGTGAAGTAAAAGATCCACACCATAGATGCAACGATTGGCAAAAGCATGGTGAACACGGAACCACTTCTCAGTAATGTTGCGATCATAGACATCCTTGGCTTTTCTTAAATCCTTTGAAGAAACAGTCCGGTTAGAAGGAGAACCAGAATAGGTCATGGGATAAATACTGGAAGCATCACGATTGCCTTTGGATTGCCATTCCTTAATAAAAGCAGAGAGAACCTTTCCGCCATCGCCCGACACATCCATACCAAAGTTCTCAGGCCGAACTCCCATTTCAATCAAGTCCTTCACGCAATTAGCGGCAAGAGACTCTTCAAAAACCGACCCGGAGGAAACAGTGTATCCCTTCGTTCCGGTGTACATACACACAATCTTTCCGGTGTCCCGAACCTGAGCCACATACCCGTAGGAAATTTCATTTCTGTCACCTCCCGATGTCCACGCACAATCCAAGAAAGCGATACGAGTCTTTTTCATCGAACTCCATGCAGGCTCAAAGCTGGTATCGGAGTTTTTAATCGTGGCACGAGAAATGACGGAAGTATCGACGCTATCCAAAGGCCAAAATCCAATCACATTTCTCCAATACTCCATTGAGTTTGTGTCGCCATAGCAAAGCTCCAACATCTTCTCCTTTTTCTTGCGAGTGAGAAGGTATGGAAAAGGAGGTCGTTCATCCTCTGGGGCTTCAAAATTAGGAGAGTCATCGCCGTGAATAAAGATCGCCTCTCCTGTCTTGGTCTTCCACTTTCGATCATTGATTGTGATGGACTCATACCCGGCAGGATCAGCAGGCTCACAAAGTTCCT